CCCGCCTCAACAGAGAAATCGTATTCGCCCACGATGTCATCCCGGCCATACGGCACAAACAGGCTGCCACCCTTGTCAGCGACCTGAGCCATCTGCTCCCCGGTCATAAACTGCTGCATCAACTGGATCACCCGGCGACCAATCTGAGCGATAGCCAACTCTACAGTCGCCAACTTGTCGGCAGCCCTAGCGTTACCCGCATCAGCAATAATGCTCGCCTCCGTCGCTGTGCGACGAATCTCCGGCATCTGACCACGCGCATACTCCGACACGCCCGAAACCGTGTTGATGTCCCCCTCAACGATCTCCGACATGTTGTAGATTTCCGGCGACAACGGTGTCTGCGGCATCGGAACAACCGTTTCCCCCAACGGCTTGTTCTCATCCACCACCGGCACCAACCGGCCATCCTGATCCGATTCCAGAGCCTCACGGCCCTCCGGCCCAAACGACCGCTCGTGATACAAGTATTTGCGAGCGTACCGTTTCCGGGCGTTCATCATCTGCGAACGGGTCTTATCCAACTCCAACTGCAACGATTCGATAGACTCCAAATCACCCATCGGGTAGAAATAGTCGGGCACATCGTAGTTGCGTAGCATCACAAAGGGTTGACCGGAAGCGTACGGCATCGGGATCGGATCGACCAGAAAGTCCTCCCCCGTCATGGAGAACACACTCATAGTGTTATCCACCACATCATAAAACTCGTAGATAATCACCCGGTCCTCTTCACGAAGGAACTCTTCCCGCTCCTGCCGCTCCGTGGAGTCATACATCGGGAACAGCGCAGAGTCGGCCGTCAGCCGACGCCTAGACGAAGCCTTATACCGCTTGTCCGTCTTAGCGTCCTCCAACCGGCGTGTGATCCTCTGAGCCACCCACTTGGCGTCCTCCATGCAGGTTGCTTCCGGATCCACATACATGTCGAACGGACTGATCCGTTCGACAAATGGCTGATCTTCCACCACAGCCATAGCCGTAGCGGGAATGCTCGCCTCAATCTCCTCGTCCGTCGGCAACCCCGACGCCAAGTCGGGACGTTCAGCGGCAAACATGTCAGTCTCAACGACAGCCTCCCCAAACAGGTCCTCCCGCTCCGCATCAGCAAGCATCCGTTCTTGTTCCAAGAACTTCCACCCAGTCTTTATCCAGCCGTGACCGAAGATCAAGAAATCCTTGACAGCGCGACGGAAAGGCTTCTTGAAGTCATGGTGACGCCACAGATAGTTGACCACAGCCTCAACGAATGCGGCGCGGTCCTCGTCCTCCGGTTTCGTCGCAGAAACAACCACCTTCGGGTGGTTCACCGACACCGACGGGGCAATAACATTCACCGTACTGAAAGCCAGATTCACGGAAATCATATCTTCCCGTGACGCTGTAGTTCTCGGCCAATGCTTACCGCGATACAGGTCGTTCATGCGACGCCACAGGCTGTCATAACCCATCTCGTCACGCCAACGGGCAGAAGCACGCACCCTGCGCTGCACTACCTCAAACCGTTCCGCCTTGGACTTTGGTGCCACTAGAACATCGCCTTATCTGGCAGTCGTTCGATGTTGCGTCCCTGAGAGCGCGCTTCCTGTTCGGCTTTCCGGCCGCGTTCCTCCCGGCTCAGATGTTGCTCGTCCGGGGGCAGCATGGACCGGTAGCCCCGACCAGTTGCGAAGGTGATCCCAGTTAGTTTTTGATGGCGTTCCCATAGTTCATCCAGTTCGTCGTGAGGTAGCACCCCACGCAGCCCCGTCACATACTCGCAGAACTCGCTGTAGGACGCCCCCCGAGGGAGGATCGCCACAGTTACGGGCGCTTAGTGTGCGGTGCAGCGTTGTGACCCTTCAGGTCCGGCTGCGGCTTCGACGGCTCAACCTGACCCGTTTGACCATGCTGATTCAGGGGCGTCTCACGCACCGAAATCTCCCCGTAGCCGCCTGTCTGGTTAGCGTACTTCGGGTCGCTGAACCGCTGCTTCGGTGAGTTTGGTGCTGCCGGTTCCCAAATCGGGTTGGACACCACGGAACCGCCGCGTTCCATCCTGTTGTTCGTACCCGTTGCGCCATCAATGGTACGAGTACCGTTGGTGTGCGAAACGAAGTTACCTGCTGCTGGCATGAATCCTCCACTGTTGTCTAAACACTAAGGTCAGACTGTCCCACGCATAGAGTGCGTACCGATCTGATAATCAGGTGTTTCCTCCGATTTGACCATCCGCGCCCACCAATCCACAGTCCAATAATCGTCCACTTTCTGCACAAACTCCGGCATGAAAGCGTACTGGCGCATCTCATTCGCCAACGCCAACGCCATCACCCTGTCATCGTGCGGCGACCCGCTCATCGAACCACGCTCGTTACGCACATAAGTACGCAACTCCGCGACCGTATACCGGTCATGGATCATCAACTCCCCCGAACGAAGCGCCATACCTAGGTCATCTATCAACAGCGGTTTCGTCGTTCGCGTAGTCTTCCAACCAAACTCCAGCGACACCCGCGTAACCGAAGTATTCAACGTCCGCTTCCGAAACAGGTTCGGATGCCCCAACTGCCGCAACTGAACAATCGTCGTCAACCCGTGATTGTTCGACTCCACACACGTCAACGCGCTGTTGTACCACAGGGTCAACCTGTATACTTCCTCCGCCAACGTGTCCGGCGGAATGTGCCCATGCCAGACAGCGACCTGCTCCCCCGAACGCACATCCAAGACCTGAATACACGAATAGTCGCCATGCAGCAACCCCTCCGCCGTGTCAACCCCGATACAGTACGGCCGGTTAGCGACCGGTTCACGCCAAACTGTGAGCATCAGCCCGAAACTCCACGACTCGCGTATGCGGCTCCCAAAGGTAGCCGCGCTGGCCCTCCTCCTCGTACTGCCTCATATCCTCTAACACATCCAAATCAAACACCGGGTTACCCGACTTTATGAACGCCTCTTCGGGCGTCGTCGGATACTCCTGAGCCAACTGCCAAGGCAACATCGACTCTTTCTTCGACAGATACCACGACTCGTCCCGATCCTCCGTCGCAGACCACGGAAAAAACATTGGGGCGAAACGGTTCGTGCCCGTCGAAGACCCCACCCAAAGTTCATGGAAGAAGTTTCCGCTTCCATTCGCCGTACTGAGGCCAATGATTCGGCCTCCCACATCTGCCACTGGTTCAATGGACGCCCATGCTTCCTCAGGGTTCGGTAAGAACGCCCACTCATCAACTACAACCAGCGATGCGGATTCACCACGGGCAGGATCCGATGCTGAAGGCATCGACGTAATCATACTGCCGTTACTGAACCCCATCTTCTGCTGATGCTCCACCAGCGAATCCGGTCCACGCTCCAACATCCACTCTGGTAGATGTTGAAACCCGTACTTCGACTTGCGCAACAACAACACCGACTCACGTTCCGTACGAGACAGATCAATGATGTTCTGGTCATCGTGAAAGAACGCCAACCAGAACTGGTGCGCCGACACGAGTGTGGTCCACCCGATCTGACGGGCCTTCAACGTCAAACTGTATCTATGTTCATCCCAATGGTTCAACGCGTTCGACTGCGCACCGCGCAAGTTGAACAGTATGCGGCCCCGAGCGGGATGGGCAATATGCCAGTAGTTCTCTAGGAAGAACTTCTCATCCGTTACGCAGCGTCGCCACTCCGCTTCACGTTGCAGTTCCGACAGGCCGCTCATCTAATCGAACAACGACTGTAACAGTCGACCCAAACCCCAAACCGTGAAGGCCACAGACAAGAACATTGCTGTCACGAACACCGAAACGGTCCACCTCACTGGCATGACTCGCAGATTTCGGGGTCTTCCAGACCGCATTCCAAAGGTTCCTCATCGTGAAACGGATCATACACGTCGATGGCTTCCACGGCAAACGAGGCATCCGGCACAACCCTCGTCAACCTCCTCCCCTCCTACGGCGCTGAATCATGTCATACGCTATCGGAGACACCATCCCACCTAGGGCGCCTGCGTCGACAGCACGGGCGCCTCTCCCACCGTCCAGCACCCCCTCTATCCGATCCATTATCCGTCCTCTCCGGTTGAGGTGCCCTCCTGACGCCAGTAGGTCTGCTACACCGAAGCCACCGCCAGACGTGTACCCGGGCTTTATACCCTTGGCCCTCATCATGTCTGCGGCCTGATCGCGCCCCGGGCGCATCTTCATGGCGTTCCACTCCGCCTGAGTAGGATTACGGGCACCGACACCCAAACCCGGACGGGCACCCGGACCCATCGCCCTACTGGCACCCATGCCGCCAACACCGCCACCAATCAAAGCAGCCAACACAAACATCAACTGCTTGCGCCGCTCATCAGCCTCAGCATCAGCCTCCTCCTCCTCCACGGAAGTAGCATACTGCTTGTCGCCGCCACGCTCAGCGACACGCTTCGCGTTCTCCCGGTACCCCGAAGAAGCCACATCCGTAAACTCGTCAGGAGCGCGCATCCCCGGATCCATATTGAACGACCCCGCAGCGATACGCTCATCCTCACCGACAGACTCATCGAAACGATCCAACGGACCCTGACGGCGCATACGCCCCCGCACCCCTATAGTACCCTCTGCACGCTTAGCCATGTTCCCAAAACCCCCTCGGATCAAACCTACCACCAGTACCCCACGACCACGGGACAACCCCCGACCGCCCGAAATCTGCACGCTCCTTACGGCGACGATTCGCACCAGACGCCAACCGCATAGCGCGACGCCACTTACGATCCTTCTGCAAAGCCATTAGTCGCCAACCACCCTCAAATGCCGCACCTGAGCCTCCAACTGATCCGCCAACTCCAAATCCGACAGATCCGACGCCTCAGGCTCCTCCTGAATCAACCGCTGCTTCGGCGTAAACCGATCCGTGTACTGCAAATACAAGTTAGCAGCCTGCACATTACCATCCACAGCCATCCGATGCAACGAATCAATCACCGACTGCGTACGCTCCGGATGAATATTCAACTCAGCGCAACGACGATTCCACTCACGCACAAAACGGACATCCCGCTTCATCCGACGCACAGAATCCTCATGCAACCCATTCACAGCAGCCCACTCATACTGAAACGCAGGATCCCTATCGGGACCCTCTAACAGCCATTCCATGAGTGCCCGCCACTTCGGGGGCATAACGTACTCTCCCGTGGCCTCATCAAACCGCCAACCACGCCCACCACCATTCTGCGGCACAACACCACCTCCTACCAAACCTGCTCGGACTGTCCCACCTGTGACCCGCATGTCGACCTGCGGAAATGCGGGACAAGGCTAACAGAGTATAGGGGGGGCCATGCAACCATGGCATGAAAGGGTCACACTCCACCAGAGTTGATCCGCCACGCCCCTCCATATCTATACATACTTGTGCGGGAATGTGGGTACCCCCCTAGGGGTGCCCCCTTGCTTGAACATGTGTTCGGTGTCCATTCAAGATAACGTATAATATCTTTACAGCCGCCCGCCGGTTCCGACCGGTCAGCGCCCCGCCGAAACACCGCCTACACCTCGCCCCGTAGACACCACAAGCCACCGGGCAGCGTGTGACCAATCCCCACCCCGCCCGGACCGCTTGCGGCAGGGTTAGCC